CATCATAATACAAATATACCTCCTCCATTTTCAAAGTCTTCTATACGAGAATTATTACCTATAACAAGGTATTTTCTTACTGTCAAATTTTCAGTTCTAACAATAGATTGATTTGTAGTTACATCATATCCTGCAAACAATAATTCACTATTATCTGATGTACTATCAACTTCAACACCATTTTCATTTATTGTTGATTTTGCTTTTGCATTTGTTTTTTCATAATGCATTCCATTTTCATCAAATGTTCCACTCATAGTTTGAACTTTTGTTACACTACCATCGGTTAATTTTGTATTTATTTCTGTTTTAGAATAGGTATTTGTTTGAAGAGTTGTTACTGAATTTTCAAGTGTTACAAAATTGCTTTGAGGAACGTAATTACTAAATTTATCATCTAATTTCTGATAATTATTTCCTACTGTTGTATCTAAGTTTTCCACATCTGAAACTATACTCGTTATCTCATTTTCTATATGATTTACATCTAACCTTACTTTAGCCAACTCCTGACTATTACCACCAGCAATTTTATGTTCTGTAATAGTTTTTTTCATATCTTCTAAACTATACTCTGATTTAATTCTTGTTGTATTAATTATATTTTGTGCTACTATTCTAGCAGTATTATTATTACGATCATTAACATAAAATACATCATTTAATTCATATATAAAACCATCAATGAATCCATTTAATGTATAAGGCATATATGTTAAACCTATTACATGACTAGCTACATCCTCAATCATAGCTTCTCGATGTAAGTCAACATAAGGATTATCAATAATTTTTAAAGCCTGTTCTTCTCCAATAATACTTGTTGGGTAGATAATATCATCATTTCTATCTTTTCTGCTTAAGATAACTCTATTAATTGTTATAGTTCCCTCTTCAGAAATAGATGTGTATGATTTTCTTTCTTTTACCATTTCAGTATCAGTTTGTCCTCTTATGACCAATTGGCCAGAATAATCAATAAAAGCTTGTTCTCCACCAATTTCTGCCATTCTTGCAATTGCTTCTCTATCCGTTGTATCCTCTGTAAAATTAGGTTGATAAAACAAATAATTATAAAAAGAGAAATTACTTGTTTTAAGAGTAATTTCTCTTCTTTCACATATTTCCTGGATTATTTCCAAACCTGTATGTTGGCTTGTCCAATCTAATCCAGTTGAATATAAATCATCAAATAATTGTGACTTATCTCTAGCACCTTTAATGCTTATCGTCTTTGTAGAAATATTTGTTTCTATATTTTCATCTCTTGGTATAAAAATTCCTTGTTGTATGTATTCAATTTCATTATTGACCATGACACCTTTGTAAATAATTACTTCTTTATCTTTTAAATCAATTTCATTGTTGAAATCATATAATTCAAAATCAACTGTTTTAGTTGGAAAACAACCACAAATTGAAGTTGCTTTATGTGATATTTTTGGAGCAGTCTTTATAACATTACTTAAATATTCAACATTATCAACAACAATTTTACTTCTAACTGTCAACGAGTTCATATTAATTGCATTTTTATAATCTGAACTGCAGCTTATCATATAATATCCACATCCATTTGTATAAATCTAATTTCAAGTGGAGATTTCAAATATATTTCATTTTCAACTAATGTACATTCACACTTGTCCGAAACAACATACATTTGCTTTGTCAGTCTACTGTTTTCTTTTGGATCAAAATAACTAAAAGTGCACTCTTTCTTTTTTAATAGTTTTAAAAGTTTGGATAATTCAGAACCATACCATCTATCTTTTGAATTAAATAAACAATAAACTTTATTAGTTAATCCTATAACATCTCTTGTCATAGTACCATCATCACTACGTCCAGCACTATCCCCATCTTGTTGTGCATATTCATAACTCATACCATCCACTATAAATTGTACATTATCTATTACTACAACATTTTTATTCATACACACACCTCCTACGAAATAAGCAATACTTCTCCAGCATCTATTTGTTCTTTATTAATCTTTTTAATAATTGATTTCCCGTCCTCATAAAGAACTTTAAGTGTTATTTCAAAGTTATTGTTTGAGTTTTGCTCACTATCTTTAAATGCTTTTACAACTTGTTCGTATATCTTACTTTCAGGTGAAACAATCTCACCTTCACGAGTATTATCTCCAATAATAGCTAATTGTGGATTTCTAGGTTCAACATAACCACCACCTGCCAAATGTGGAATCTTTGGAGTATAAATTGGATTGTATCCCCAAAAACCATAGAAAGGTTTCCCTATAATTGGAAGATCTATATCCTTTATAGTATTTAACATTCCATTTATTGCATTAAATGGTACTGCAACAATTTTATTTATTCCATCAATTAATTTGTTAACAATATCTCTAAATGCATTAGCTATTCCATCTTTTATACCACTAAATATCTTTCCACCTGTGCTAAAGATATCTTTTACTTTTTGCCAAGCCTTGCCAAAAATATCACCAAAAAAGTTAGCAACTCCAGAAAAAATTGACTTAATTCCGTTCCATGCTCCTTTTGCACCACTTTTTAAGGTGTTCCATGCTCCTGTGAAAGTATTTACCACTGGTTTAATAACAGTATTATTAAACCATTGACCTGCTACACTAAAGGCTGATTTAATTCCATTCCAACATTGTTCAGCTCCACGTTTTAAATCATCCCAATTTTTGATTAAAAATTTAACTACTTCTATTACTCCCACTATTGCTGCAACAACAATAGCTGTTTTACTTGTTAAAACTTCAAATGCTACTTTAAATGCAGTAGTAACTGTAGTTGCAATTGTTCCAATATTATTCCATATACCAACTGCAACATTCCATAGTTTTAAAGCTCCTGTTACAAGGCCTATTGCGATAGCAAAATCTTCTATTAAAGAAATAACAAATTCATTTTCTCCAATCCAAGATAAAGCATCACCAATTCCGTTTAATATACTTACAATTACTCCACCTGTCCAACTAGCAATTGGTTGTAAGAAACTTTCCCATAGCCATATTCCAAGATCAACAAAATCACTTAAGATAGGATTAAGAAATCTAAATGCACCTTCCAATGCATGAAGAAATGCTGGTATTGCATCCTGTATTGTCCACTTTGCCAAAGGAACTAAAATTTTAAAATATAAATATTCTAAAACTTTTCCAATTGTTTTCATTAATGGTTTAACTGCTTTACCTAAATTTGAAAAAGCTGTTATTAAATTATCAAAACTTATGCTTTTTAATGGTTCTATATATTTTAAAATAGTCTCTGCTATACCACTTACTGCACTAGTAACTGCATCACCACTAGAAGCATCAAAGGCTGTTGATACTGGAGATGTTCCACCACCTACCGATGATCCACCACCACCTGATCCAGAATTATCTTTTGTATTTAATACATTTATCTCATCAACATTCCCAAATGCTTTATTAATCTTCTTTGCTGCTTTAACTGCTGCATCTCCGGTAGATGATATATTAGATGATGCATCAGAAGCAGATAAACTAACTCCTGAAATAGCACTTGAACTTTTGCTTACTACGTCTGGAAACTTAAGCCCAAATACACTTAATACTTGCTGACATGTATTAAAAAAGTTAGTCAATGCAGTTATTCCAGCATTTATAGCTGGTAGAAATAATTGTGCAATTGGAGTAGCAACTTTACCAAAAGCAACTTTTAGTCTATCTGCAGATGCCTTAACAATTTGCATTTGTCCTGCAAATGTATTTGAATATGCTGCAGCATCTCCAGTTTGAAACTTTGTTTCTTTAAGTATTCCATTATATTCTGCTTCTATCTTCTGAGCTTGCGTCATTGCAGATGTTGTTGTATTATGAGCCTTTGCCCATTCTTCCCACATCTTAGCAACATTTTTTGTTACACCAGCATTATCTACTAAAACAGAGTTTTCATTTTTTAATCCTTCTGTAGCACTTGCTACTGCCTCTCCTAATCCATAATTAGCTTGTCTACCAAAGGCTGCACTATCTTTTAAAGCAACCATTGTATTTTCAATCTGCTTAGTATTATAACCTCTAGAAAGTAAGTTTTTATATGACTTAACGGCTTCCTCTACAGAAACTAAACCATCTTTGGTATATTCAGTTATAAATTTTTGGGCTGTAGAAAACGAATTACCTGTCCCTTGTACAATAGAATTTAATCCTGTCCATGCACTTTGCATATCTGATGCTGATGTTATAGCCATATCAGTAAAGTCAATAATCTTATCAACAGCAAATAATCCTGCAGCAATTTTTGCTATACTTGCAGCAGTAGATTTGAAAGAGTTTTCAGCATATCTAGTACATTCACTTATTGCATTTTTAAATGCATTACCGCCTTCTAAGGATAAATCAAATCCCACACTACCAACACTTTTTTCCATATAATCACCTCACTTTTATTTAAATATTTTTGAAAAGACTTTATTAATATCTTCTTTTGCAATAAAAATCTTTCCATTATGTTTTTTATCTTGTCTTGCTTTAAACAATTGCCACTCATTTCTAATTTCTTTTTCTTTATTAGTCATTTCTTTTATTCGCTTTTGATTCTTCTCAGAACGTATTCTTACTACATTTCCAAGCGCAGTATCACCATTTAAACCAATTAATAATTGGTTAAATTCTATGTGTGAAATGGTATAGTACTCTTTGTTCAAACGAATACCATATTGTTGTGCAAAACTTGAAACTATTAGGTCCCAATCATAATCGATATCGTAATATGATTCTGGGACAATTAGTTTTTTAATTTCTTTACTCTGTCTTGTATTACACTAGGATCTTCTCCTGTTATTGCTCCCATAACACAATAAGTTAAGTAAATGTAATTCTGAACTGGAAGATCCATTTCTTTTATTTCTTTTGCAGCGCTTGCGCCTAATGTTAATTCAAAAATTTTATCTGATTTAGTAGCTTCATCTATTGTTTCATCTTCTTTAAGTTTTTGAATGTTATCAAATGTTGATTGTCTATCATCAACTTCATATAGTTTGTCCCCAATTTGTAGTTGTGGCCTATTACCTCCACCAAGTACTTCATTTGTAATACCAGTCTGTATAATTCTTCTTTCCATAATAAATTCTCCTTCTTAATTTTTACCTATAATAAAAAAAGGGAGTGCTTTTTATTAATAGCACTCCCACAATAATTCTAAGCTGCAGTAAAAGTTGGTTTACCTTTACCTGTTATATCTCCACTTAGAGGAGCAACATCTGTTGCAGCACCTAACACATCAGTTAATCCTACAACTGCTGTGAATGTTAATGTAGCATCATTTGGGAATGTAATTTTAAAATCTGCTTCTGCAGCCTTCCCAATGTTATATCTTAACCCATCAATGAAATCATTTCCTGTATCACCAAGAGTTCTTTTACCACTAAATGAGCCACTTAAAGCTTTTGCTGTTAACAAAGCATTTTGCCATCCATCATCATTTATTGAATACCAAGTCTCAATATTGTTATCAACTGTTAAACTTAGCTCTTCTAAATCTGCTATAGGTGAATAGACTGCTGGAGATGCTGACCCAGAAGTTTTAACAGCAACTTCACATTCACTTATGGCAAATTGTCCTACAGTAACTGTAGCCATTTTATATCATCACCTTTCATTATAAAAATCAATTTCAAAAGAATATTCATAGACTCCTTTATCATCTGTCCCTAAATCAATAGGATCATCATAAATCATCATAGTGAACACTCTTTTGTTACCAATTAAAAAAGTTCTTCTTTCAAAGAACTCATAAATTGATTTAGCCATTAAATCGGCAGTGTTTTTGTTTTTAGTATATCTTAATAAAATTGTTATAGGAATTATTTTGGTGCTTTTATTACAACCTATCATTGGAGAATAAGGTTGATTTCTATTAGAATTATAAAAGCAGATAGCTTTTTCTTGGTTATTATCAGTTTTGCCAATTGATATTGATTCATTCCAACTGAAATTTGTTTTAAAATATTCTTTTAATTCCAATAAAGTCATATTTTATTACTCCTCATAAATCTATTAAAAGCATTTTGTGCAAACTTTTTTTTATTACCATTTATATATGGTTTAAACCATAATCCACCGGCATGTGCATTTTTATCTTGATTAAAGTCATATTCAGGATGGAAATATAATCTTCTAGCATAAGGAGTATCACTTACTATCCTTACTTTTCCTATCTTTTTATATTTATAATCAACATATGTATTTCTATTTTGTAATTCACCAGTATCAAATGGCATTGTCTGACTATTAACCAAATCAGTTTTAATAGCATCTGCTGTCTTGCATAATGCTTCGATTGCAACTTCTCTAATTCCATTTATGGCATCATAATTAATTTTAACTTTTGCTTTCATTACATCAATTCCAACTGAGTGCTATGAATCGAACCATCAGGATTTCTTGGTCTTGCGCCACTATGAATTTCATATGTATTACCATTTATTGTGATTTGTCCATCACTAATTGTTTTTAATGATGGAGCAATATCACCCTTCATAATAACTTTACCAACCAAAGTTATTTCCTTTCCATTAGAATCTATAATTCTTTTAGAATGTTCACTAAAAATACATTTACCTGTACTTTCAACACTTGAGATTGGTGCTCCTTCTTCTGATATTCCTATATCATTTATACTTATAGAATAATCAGTATTTGCTAACCAATCAGGAAATGGTAGTTTCTGAATACTTTTTGCCATTATATTATTGGACAATCCAATCCCGTTTTATGAACTAAAGAATATGCTCTATCACTCATATGTAACTTATGTGCTTTTGAAACATTGTTACTATCAACTGAAACTGAAATATCTAGAACACTATAAGATGATATTAATCCTTGCTCATCATCTGTTCCGTTTTCTTTAATATATTCGGCTTGCACGCATATTGCTTCAGCTATTTTTTCTTGTTGAAAATCGGTTAAATTATCAAATCCTATTTTTACAATTCTATTAAATGTTATACTATCAATTTTTTCTTGTGCTAATTTAAGATACTGTTCTATTTCATTTCCTGTTATCTTTGTTCCATGATATTGTTCAGTATAATATTCAGCATCAATATAAAGAGTCATATCATCACTCCTTTATTTTTGAGGAGTAGTTTCTACTTCCTCTTCTTTTGTTTTTTTATTTTCTTTTGGTTTAGTTTCCTCTTTTATTTCTTCAAAATTAGGATTATTTTTCATTCTATTAACATAAAAAATCAAATTTTCCTCTATTACTAAACCTGTCTTTTTATTCTTGAACTTTGCCATCTTCAGACACCTCTTCTTTGTCTTCAGATTCTTTATTTTCTTTTGGTTCTTTTTCTTTTTTTGTATTTTTATTTTCTTTTGGTTCTTTTTTCTCAATTAAACCTATTGTTCTCATTTTTTCCTCCTTACTCTGCTGCAGGCGTGTCAGCTTCCCAAGTAGCTTTTAAAGATAAATGCCCAGTAACAGGTTCGTCAAAGTCATATTCTTCTTCACCATTCATCCATTTAACAAAAGTATAATCTTCTTTTGTAGGATCTGTTGGTTCTTCAACCTTATCACCTTCAATTATATATTGATTGGCAACTTCAGAACCTCCATCACTATCAAATATTACTTTAAATAATTGACTATCCTCTAAATCAGCAACACTTTCTGCAACCGTATCGTATAGTTTTAATACTCGATTGAAGTTTTCCATAACATCAATATCAGTATCAATTGTTTTGATTCTGCTATCTATTGTCATAAAATCCTCCTAACTATGCTTTGTTATGTAGATAAATACCAGCTACTTTATTATCATAAACATCAGCTAGACCATATTTTCTATAACCAAATTTCCATGCATCTGCATCTGGATTAGCTTCTGGTGTTACAACTTTTGGAGCAATATGTTTGTTATATTGCATTACAGCAGACTTTTCAACAATCATAAAGTTAATATCTTTACCTGCTGAAGCTTTAGCATATCCACCAGCTTCTTCTCCACTTGTAGATCCATCTTTTAGATCAATAGCAGTGTAGAATCTTGTTTGTGGAACTTCAATTACTTTAGCAAATCTATTAAATACTTCTTTAGATTTAGTTGTATCTAAATCATCAACTAATCC